GAACATAAAAAGATTGTTGAGATAATTAAAACTCTCAAAAAAGAAACTATAGATTTTGATTGGTTAGTAGATACAACAGAAAAGTTTGTCAAAGATAAAGCAATCTATAATGCAATCGTAGAAGGTGTTGGTATTATAGATGGTAAGTCTAAAGATAAAACACCAGAAGCAATCCCACACATTTTAACAGAGGCACTTGCAGTATCTTTTGACAATTCTGTTGGACATGATTATCTAGAAGATTCTGAATCAAGATTTGATTACTATCATCATAAAGAAGAAAGGATACCATTTGATTTAGAATTCTTTAATAAGATTACTAAAGGTGGACTTCCACCAAAGACTTTGAATATTGCACTTGCTGGAACAGGTGTTGGTAAATCATTGTTCATGTGTCATCAAGCTGCAAACTGTTTATCACAAGGAAAGAATGTTTTATATATTTCATTAGAAATGGCAGAAGAAAGAATTGCAGAAAGAATAGATGCCAATATGATGAATATCAGTATACCAGATTTACATGACTTACCTAAGAAGATGTTTGATGATAAGATTACAAGATTACAAAAGAAAGCAAAAGGTAAATTAATTATCAAAGAATATCCAACTGCATCCGCACATAGTGGACATTTCAGAGGACTTTTAAAAGAACTTGCAATTAAGAAATCTTTCAAACCAGATATTATCTTTATTGATTATTTAAATATCTGTGCATCAAGTAGATTTAAGGCAGGCAGTTCTATGAACTCTTATACAATTATTAAATCTATTGCAGAAGAACTCAGAGGACTTGCAGTAGAAACAAATGTACCTATTATGTCTGCAACACAAACGACAAGAAGTGGATTCTCTAATACAGATGTTGGACTAGAAGATACATCAGAAAGTTTTGGATTACCTGCAACGGCTGACTTAATGTTTGCATTGATATCTACAGATGAACTAGAAGAACTGAATCAAATCTGTGTCAAACAATTAAAGAACAGATACAATGACCCTACAATGAATAAGAGATTCATCATTGGAATAGATAGAAACAAAATGAAACTATTTGATGTAGAACTCAAAGCACAAGATGAACTTGTAGACCATGGTCAATATGTCACACCTATTGCAGATAAAGGACAAGGATTCGGTAAAGGACAAGGCCCTAATCTATCTGGTAGACCAGATGATGTAAATCCATTCTCAAAAACAGGTCAAGAACAATCCAAAGAAGACAAATATGACAAATTCTCTAAGTTAAAAGTTTGATAAATAGAAACATATAACTATATTTAAATGGAGAAATTGATGTCATACAGACGCTCTATGGAGCAGTTAAGACCTGCTCGTACTCAAAAGATAGACTTACAAGAAAAATCACAGATTCTTTTACAAGAGGCTACAGGGCCATCTGGTGCTCAATGGGAAAATATAATTACATACTATTATAATGGTGCCAAAAAGTCAGACCCTAATTACAAAGAAATTAAAGACTTCATCAAAGACTATGGAAAACAAGGACAAGCAATAGCAAGAACTTTTAAGTCAAAACTTAAAGGTGGAAAAATGACACAATTTGGTAAAGGTAGAGGAACTGTAAGTAATTTATATACGAAACGCGGTGCAAGTAATCCAACACCCAAAACTGATATGTACACACCAAAGTATAATATTAGTTTGAAAAAAGCTGGTGGTTCACAACTTGCATCTGCAGCTAAAGGTGAGGCACTTGGTATGTTTTTTGCTGCATTAGAAAATTTAGGTAAAACTGATACTAAACAAATAGAAAAAATTGCAAATGAAATAGATAGTAATTTTCATAAATTAGTAACAAGAAAAAATAAGGGTGAAATAGAAAAGTACGCAACAGGTGAAAAAAGTAAAAAAGATTTAACACCATCAGATAAAAAAGCAGTAAAAGAATTTATTGTAACAGAAGAATTTCACAAAGAACTAAATGAGAGAATAAAAAAAGTATTAAACTTTGAAAAGAACCCAGACTTTATGAAATTTTTTGTATATGAAGCCATGTCAGGTCATGCAAAATTTAGTGGTTCAATTGCATCGGCAAGTGTATGTATGGAATTTAATGCAGACACAGGTGCAATAACAAAATTTATTCCATGCACTAGTAATGGTACAAATAAATTTACACCAATTCCTAAAATATCAAAAGAATTAGAAACTATGGCAAAAAAGGTTAAAATATATTCTGCATGGAAATCTAGTAAAGGTAATCCATATTCTTCTTTAAGAATTTCTTCTACACTACATGATAAACAAGAAACACCAACTTTAAAAAGTATAATTCAAGATGAAATAAAAAAAGATAGAATTATGAGTTCAGTATTAAGTGAAGATAATGAAATATATAATCTACATGAATTTGACCCAATTGGTGCCATTACAAAAACATATGATAAAGTTAAAAGTATGACAGGTAGTGCAATTAATTGGTTAAAAAATTTAGTATCTAAAATTATGAATGCAGTTAGAAGTGTTTTAAATAAAATTAAAGAATTAGGTGCAAAAATGTTTGAAGCTTTATTTAATTTTATAGGTATTGAAGTAGAGAGAGTAGATATGTCAGTATCTTCTGATATCAAAGGATTTATATTTGGAACTCATGAATAATCTAGCAGAACAATTATTATTTGAAGATAAAGGTGGAAAGAACCTTCATCTTGAACATATAGAAGATGAGATACTTAACTATGGTATAACAGGTGGTCGTGCATCTATAAACTTTATACAGTCACTAAGAGATATGTTTGCTGGTGCAAGTCGTTCATCTATTAACATGACAGTTAAGTGGGATGGTGCCCCTGCAGTCTTTGCTGGAGTAGACCCAGCAGATGGTAAGTTTTTTGTAGGAAAGAAATCAGTCTTTAATGTAGAACCACAACTCTATAAAACAAATGCAGATGTAGACAAATATACATCTGGTGATTTAAATGCAAAACTTAAAGTTGCATTATCAGAGTTTTCAAAATTAGGAATCAAAGGAGTTTTACAAGGTGACTTAATGTTTACGAATGATGTATCCACAGATACTATAGATGGTAAGAAGTATTATACATTCCAACCAAACACTATTGTTTACGCAGTAGATGTTGATTCAGATTTTGGAAGTCAAATTAAAAAAGCAAAGATTGGTGTGGTATGGCATACAACATATACAGGAAAAGAATTACAAAGTATGAAGGCTTCATTTGGAGTAAACATATCAGGTCTTAAAAATGTATCTAGTGTATGGCAAGATGATGCAACATTTAAAGATGTATCTGGTAGTGCAACAATGACACAATCAGAAACAGATGCTATAACTAAAGAGTTATCTATTGCTGGTAAAACATTTCAATCAATTAACTCACCTATGTTAACTAAGTTTTTAAATTTACAAAATAGTTTTACTGGTGCAATAGTATCAGCAGGATTAAAGACATATAATAATGTTAATGTCAGACAAGGTAAACCAATTACAAATCCTAAGGCACATGCTATGGGTTATGTTAAACATGTAGAATTAAAACTACAAGATATGATTGATAAATCAAAAAGTCCTAAAGGAAAAGATAAGTATAAAAACTTACAAAAAGAATATAAAAGAGAAGTAATGAAACATGTTAAAAATCTAACACAGATAATTACATTTCAAAATGCGATTGTTAATGCTAAAATGTTAGTAGTTAAAAAACTAAATCGTGTTAGAAGTATTGGAACATTTATTAAAACAAGTAATGGATTTAAAGTATCAAACCCAGAGGGGTATGTTGCAATAGATAGAGTATCAGGTAATGCTGTAAAATTAGTAGATAGAATGGAGTTTAGTTATAATAACTTTACTGCCATCAAAGCATGGGATAAGTAGAATGAAGAAGTTTAAAGAACATTTACAAGAAAAAGTAACAAATGAATTTGGTGGAATCTATGAACCTAAAGGTATCAAAGATATTAAAACATATGAAAACCCAGCTATAAACATATCTGGTATGGGAACATATGATTTAGAAACTATAACAAATATGATAACAAGAAAACTTTTAGAATTAGCTAAAGAGGCAAGAACATTAGAAAAGGATGCTAAAAAAGATGCCAAGTTTTTTAGATATGGTTCATATAGAACTATGCAAAATAAAATAGAAAGTAATTTAAAATACTTTGTTGGAGTTATGGCTGATGTTGAAAGTCAAATGACAACACCAGCGATGAAAGCAAAAGGAACTAAACTAGGGTCTAAAAAATACAAATGAAAA